AGGTTTAGAGAGGCATCCAAATCCAATTATTTTTTTTGTATCTTCATCTATACCAACATATTTAAATGGACACCTTCGAATTAATTTTTTAAATTCATCATTTAAAAACAAATGGTAGAATCTTTCAGATTGCCCCTTACCATAACTATGGTAAGTGCTAATTTGGGCTTCAGTTTGAAATTTTATGAAAATACTTAAGACTTCGGCATAATCTGAAGGGTGATATTCTCTATAACTAACATTTTTTAAATTTATGTAATTTTTGCTCATTAAGTGTAATATAGTACATGGGAAAAGGAATAAATCAAGATTTTATTAGACACATCTTTGATGTAGAGCCAACAGCTCTTATAGAGTTGTATGTTCTTTATTACGATTATCAAAACGATAGTCAAGCTCAATTACATTTTCATGGTGGCACTAATGGCGTAGGGGGCAAAATAATATTTGATGGCCAAGAATATTTGCCAATACCAGTTGAATCAGAAGGATTTGAAGTTTTGGGGGATCAAAGACTCCCCAGACCGAAAATTAAAGTTTCTAATGCTGGTCTTTATATTTCCTCTTTATTGAGAAAATACAATAATTTAAACGGAGCAAAGTTAGTGAGAAAAAGAACTTTTGCTAAATTTTTAGATGATGTTAATTTTCCAGGAGAAGTGAACCCATTTGGTACAGCGAACCCAAATGCTAAAATGCCAGATGATAAATACTTTGTTTCTAGAAAAATTTCTGAAAATAAATTAGCTGTAGAATTTGAGTTAGTATCTAGCTTAGAATTAGAAAATATAGAAATTCCAGCAAGAAGAGTTTCTTCAAGATACTGCCCGTGGATCTACAGAGGTTATGGTTGTAGATATGGCTACAATAAAACAACAGAATTTGATGACCGACCTGTAGCGGATGTAAATGATAAAAGTTTTGTTACAGGAAATGGGTCAAACTTCAATTTAAATGCAAATATATTTGCCAACATACACGCTAGTAATAAAAGTTCTGTTAATGGATGTTTCCAAGCTTCTGGTCTTTGGGAACAAAATTTACCATATGGAGTTGGTGATTACGTTTTTACTATGAGTGATAGAGCTTTATCTGGACAAGGTTTAACTGCTAATTATTACCAACAACATCCAGTATATTACATTTGTCAGTCTGGTCACACATCATCAACAGACAAACATCCAAACAAAGCATCAAATCTTTGGATTAAAGACGCCTGTTCTAAAAAATTAGGGGGATGCAAATTAAGGTTTTCTAACTCTGATTTAGGAGGAGTCAATGATAATAAAACGCTACCTTATGGTGGGTTTCCAGGAACAGAAGTTTATTCTTACTAATGAGTTTACAACAAAAAATAATTAACGATTGCGAAAAAGACACAACTAAAGAAATTTGTGGTTTTGTGGTTAATACAGAATCTGGATTAGATATTATACCAACAGAAAATAAATCACCAAATCCAGAAAACGAATTTTACATTCCAGCTAAAGAATTTTTATATATGAAAAAAAAGAATAATTTAGTAGGTATTTATCACTCACATTTAGAAAGTGATGCTAAACCATCCGAGTTTGATAAAAAATCAGCTGATTTAACGTGTTTTCCATTTATAATATATTCAATAAAAACAAATCGATTTAATATACATGTTCCAGAATATTCAGATACAGAAATGAATTTGCTGGAAAATTTAAAAAAAGAATTATTATGACAACAATAGTTTTGCATGGCTTGATAGCTAAAAAATTTAAACAAGAGCATAAATTTACAAACATAAATAAAGTTGTAGATGCTTTATCAGCTATAGATGCAAACTATCCAGGTTTTAAAAGTTATATTCAAAAATCCGCAATGGAGGGCATGAATTATGAATTTATCGTAGATGACAATGAAGTAAAAAATTCAAAAGATGTTTTATCGAAAAAAGAAATAAAAAAAATAGAAATCGTTCCTTCTTTAGCTGGAAAAGATCCCGTTACTTTTTTTGTGGTTTTAGCTATTAATTTAGTTATAGCTGGTATTCAATATTTAATGACAAGCATACCAGAGGAAGAGCCAAAAGTTGCTGTTGCTCAAGTGGGCTCTAAATCTTTCTTTTTTGCAAATAGAGATAATTTAGCAAGTCAAAACACATCAGTTCCCATAGGTTATGGAACTCTTAGAGTTGGAAGTAAAATTATAGAAACTATAATTTCATCTAACGACTTAAATAGCAGTCCAGAATTTAAGGAAGATATCATTGCGAGACCAGAAGAATCTCAATTACGTAAAGATGTTACTCAAGGAGATGGGACTATTGTTAATGCTACTACATTAAATGCTTTCCGAGAATAGATTTATAGAAATAGAATGAAAACAAAAATTATTTTACATGGTAAACTAGCAAAAATTTATGGAAAAGAATTTGAATTTGCTAATGTGCGCAAACCGATGGATGTAGTAGATGCCATGTGCACTCGTTTTCCCAATTTCAAAAAATATTTAAAAGAACAAGCTAAAGAAGGGTTTCATTACGAATTTTTGGTTTCTGGTGAAAATAAAAATGCTTTAGAGTTACATCAAAAACAAGAAATGAAAATTGTTGAAATGGCTCCCTGTATAATTGGCAACGGTCCTTTTCTTATTGTTCTAGGATTTGTTGCCGTTCAGTATGGAATAGGTTTGCTGGCCACTAGTTTCGTAGCTGGAGTTTTCTTTATTACTTTAGGTGTTGGTTTAATCATTGCTGGAATTATTTATCTAATGACAGATATACCCGAAAATGAACCAAGATCTAGAGACATTGAATCCTCTGTTAGCAATGCTTCATTTATGTTTTCTAATCCCCAAAATATAGCTGCCCAAGGTAGAACAATCCCCATCGTTTACGGAAGATTAAAAGTTGGAACTTATTTAGTGGGAACGTCGATAACTACTTATGATTTATCAACAGACGCAATACAAAACAGGCAATATGAAAATACAAAAGCGAATACTTTTTTAAAAATTCAAGAATGCTTTGGATCATCTATTAAAAATTCTTTTATAGGTTATTGATGAAAGATTACGTACAGTCAAAATTAAAAAGGTCAAAGAAGATTGCTTTTGGTCATGGTCCTAGTAAAGACGAACAGAGGGCAGCAGCGAGAGCAAGAGCAAATGTTATACAAGCTAATGCTGATACACTAGGTGACACATTCACTAGATTAACACCACCATATTCGAATGATAATTTGGCTTCTTTTGCCGCTTTAGAAAGTATAGATTTAATATCAGAAGGCCCAATAGAGGGTTTTGTAAGTCCAGATGGAAGACCTTGTAATCCATTAAGGGGTAGTTATTTAGATGGCACCGTGGTGTTAGAGTCATCGCTTTCAAAAAGATTTTCAGCTCATTTTTATAGTGGTGGGAATAATAATGCTTTTTTAGGTTGTTTTCTTGATGCAACTGGTAAGCAAGTAGAAATTCTAGACGAATATTCTGGTTACATTGATAGTATATATAATGACAAAGAAACAATAACTGACCCACAATTACTTCTGCCAGATATAACCGCAAAGCCTGCTCGAGCTCATAAAACTGCTTTTAAAATAGACTATAACCAAGCTCTAAGTGACATAAATAATACAGAAGCAAGAAGTTATTATGTCTATTTTAATTCGCCAGAACCAGATACAACCAACTTTCTCGGGGATCCATCATTTTTTTTAGATGCAGCTAATACTGTAGGTAAAAATTCTGGTGCAGGATACACACGTTCACCTGTTGTAATACAATCTATATTTGGGCAAGATCAAGTTTTAGATTTACCTAGTAATGGTGGTATGCCATCAACTCCTTTTTTTAATACATATTCTTTTGAAAGACCTGTTAGATTTATAGCAAATGTAGCGTATGAAAGTGAAATTGATTCACTGGGAAGAATTACTGAGTGTTTTTGTAAAAGAGCTTTTTTTCAAAATATAATTAGTTTAAGAAGTGGTGGTGTGAATAATACGAATTGGAACAATCTGACCGCTTACGCTGATAGAGCTGTAAGATTACCTGGCACTAGTTGGAATAGTGGAGTAGATGGAGCTAGATGTTATGAAAGATTTGAATATTCACTTGATCCAACAAGAAAGGAAGCTGAAGGATTTAAAGAACCTGTTTTTGAAAAACTAACCAGAATGAAAAACTTTATTACTGGAATTTATGAAACTAAGAAAAATTACGGTTATTTTCTTTTTGACGCTTCAAAAATTCCCTTAATCGATGTTTTTGTTGAACCCGTGCAGCTTTCAAATGAAATGAGAAATTATAGTGATCGCTATTTAAACATTTGGATAGAAGTTTTTAATTATTATGCAGGTTTAGCAGGAAATTCAGAATTTAATTTTTCCTTAAACGCTTTATCAGATTTATTGAATGCAGCTGGCGATACCAATTCCTCCCCTAGTACTACTCAAAACATTAAAAAGAGACCGCAAGGTATTGATTTATTTTTACCCTTTGCTCAAGGGGGTGAAAAAGAATCGGTAGGTGTTTTAACAAATTTTGAAAATTTTAGAAATCTAAATAGTGTGTCATTGTCAGAATCTATAGTAAGAGAGGTAAAATTTTGGCCTTTGGGGAGCAGAGGAAGACAGGGTGAATTCCCCGAAATTGCTTCGGACAGAAGTCAGACCCGTAGCATACAAAACTCACCAGCTAAAAGTTCCAAAATGGCTGGTATTTATAAGTGGCCTGTTTATTTAGGACCAAATTATGAAGCTTGTGATGATAGCGGTGATCCGGATTTAAACAGAATAGTTGTGACAAGCGGAGACTCTAGTCAAACAAGACGAAACAAAATTCAAAGTGGAGTAGATTTAAGTTATGATGTTTTTGAACTAGTTGAAGATGATATAATAGCAAGTCCAAATGATCTTTTGTTTGTAGAAAATGGATTTACAACAGGTTTGACATGTAGAATTTTTGCTGATTATGTAGAGGGTAGTCTACAAGGGGGTGATGAGCCATACGAGCTCGACAATGCAACGAGAACTAGCGGATTAAAGGCAATAGGGACAGGACTTGAAGATTTTTGGCCTGGAATCGGCCATCCTCCGGGAAGCTTGCGAAGTGGTTATAACAAGGGAATGATAAATAATTTCAATTTTGCAAATGATAACGAATATTATAAAGTCCCTTTCAAGACTACACCCAAATTTTTTATAGAGGCTATTGGTTTTTTTAGAGCTCCGGTTAGTGGTCATTATGTAATTTCAACTCATAATCCTACCCTAGGTCAAGATTATAACCATATATTTGTAAATCCGAATAATCAAGGAACGCATACTCAAGATGTTTTATATGTGTGGACTGGTCAAAAGGCAACCACAGGTGATCGTAACGTTAGCGCCCCCATTAACCCTAGGCGATACGGTATCCTTGACGGTAGACCCGATATAAGAGATTACGGCGACGACGATGTCATACTTAGAGATCAACAATTTGTAGAATTGAGTGGTCTACGTTCTGGACAAATGGTGCCTATATGTATACAGTTTTATCATGCAGGTAGAGAATTGGGTAGTAAAGATTATTGGGCAGGTCTTTCTTGGGGACGAAGAGTAAAAGTTAGACAGTTTGATACCGACACAGAGGGTTTATTAGATTTAACACGATACGGTTACGCATATAGTAATCTTAAAAACCAATTTCATTGGAACGATCACTTTAATGGGGTTTTTTATAGTTATACTGGATTTACCGGATTATCTGATTCAGAGTATTTTGACGAAAGAACAGGAACTCTTTGGAGTGATGCTACTGGTCTATTGGATTCATTTAAGGAGGACGCTATTGGGTTACCAAACGAAGATGAGGAATTTCCACATCTTCCAGTTAATGGAACATTTTTAAAAAGCACTTTTTTACACGCAAGTTCAGCAGATTACCCAAGGCCATCTCATTCACGTGAAAAAGCAATGCTATCTGGATCCAACCTTACAGTATTACCAACATTTGAAGAGGTTGTTCTTAGCGCAGGAATTAGACTAAAAGGCCAAGTATTTAGATACTTGAACGTCGGAAACAATACTAGTAATTTAGCAAACTCTGAAATATTACAAAGAACACTTGGGTTAACTGTAGAACAAAGAAATGAACTGCCCAGCTCAAGGCAATTATTTAATATAGTTGATAGGGCTGCTAATCAACTAACTGATTGGTACCTTGGAGAGGATAATGATGGAGGAAGTAATGCTAGTAGCAATAATAATAATCGACCTATATTTGGTGCTCAATTTTTTACAGATGCCGATAATTTTGTAACACCGCAAGCTTATGGTGTAGAAAGTAATATAAAAGGGGCTAGTAAAATTGGAGGAATCGCTAATTTCTCAAATGTTTCTGTTGAATTTAGAAATGGCCAAGAACAACAAGACCCTCTTAAAACTAAATCAATTACAGATTTTTTTGTGCAGAAAAATTTAGTTGGGCCATATAATCCAAATCAAACTTATGGTTCAACATATTTAACTGGAAAAAGTGTTGAAGGTTATTTTGACCCAGATAATACACTCGTAACGGGAATTAGTGGGGTTCAATTTGATGGGCAATGGGATGAGACGGTTTCGGATTTCATAAACGATATATCAAACAATACAGTTCAACTTCGTTGGGTAAGAGATAATATTTTTTATCCAGATGATAGTTTAATTTCAAATGACACAACTTTCACTATAGAAGTTGCCGGCTTTATATACGTAGAGAATACATCAAATTATGAATTTAGATTAAATAGTGATGACCGATCGAAAGTATGGATTGGAGAATCTGCTGAATCTGGTAAATTTAATGATAATAATTATTTAGTAACTGCTTTTCATCCAAATCAAGTGATTGGTTATACTGGTTTGGCTGGTGGAGTTTATTATCCAATTAGATATATAGCAGAAAATGGAGGTGGTCTATATGAGTTTAAATTAGATTTTAGAGTTTCTGGCTCTAGTGATTCGTATGAAAGTGTAACTGGATTTTATCATAAACCAAATGGAGCGCATCCACTTATGACAGATTCTTTGGTTAGTGGAAGCGGATATTTAATTGAAACAAATTTAGACGAACAAGGAAGAATAAAATACGGGGCCTCAGAGGGCACAGCGAGTGAAGACGCTAGATTTGGAAGAAATTATTCTAACTGGTTAGCAGAAACACCTTTAGATTCGGACGATAATGTTGTCAAGCACGTTATTTATAGGAAAGAAGTGGATTCTGTAATTGGTGGTTTTTTAATAGATGCTTTGTTTAGTACTGAAATTTTCGACGAAGATCCATTTAACGTACAAGTAAATAGAAGTAAAGCCCAATTAAATATTGAAGTAGAATTAGGTTTTGAAGGCTTAGATCAAAGTATTTTTACACCAACCAAAACTACACAAACTTATGAAGGTTCCGTATCAAATCAATATGCGGTAGATCAAGAATTTACTTTGCCAAAATATTCTGAAATAATCGGTAGTTTTGAGGGAGAAACTACCACAAGTTTAAATGAAAAACATCCTAGATATATAAAATTTAAAAAATTAGATTTTGAAACTGATTCTACTTTGATAGCTAGGTCTGTATCGGTTTTTAAAGTTTCTGAAATTGTTGATTGTGATTTTTCTTACCCCAGCTCTGCTGTTGTGAAATTTCAAACGGATGCAAGAACTTTTAATAACATACCAACAAGAACTTACAATTTAAGGTTAAAAAAGGTTTTAGTTCCATCAAATTATTTCCCGTTGAATTCTTTGGGCAAAGATAAAAGGTATATAGACACACTATCTGACAAAAAATATAATTACGTAAACGGCCAAGAAGCATATAGGCACGTTTACATAGGCGATTGGGATGGTTCCTTTAAATTAGCATGGACTGATAACCCTGCTTGGGTTTTATATGATTTACTAACAAATGATAGATATGGTATAGCCAGCAGATTAGATGATCTAGAAGATATAGATATATTTAATTTATATAAAATAGGAAGATATTGTGACGCTGTGGATTCCGAAGGAAGATTTGTTGGAGTTCCAAATGGAAAAGGGGGTTTGGAGCCAAGATTTGCTTGTAATATACTACTAGACGCAAAAGAAAATGCTTTTCAAACAATTAACTCTATAGCTGCAGTATTTAATGGTATGGCTTATTGGTCCAATGGAACAATAAACTTTTTTGCAGATCAACCCAAAGATGTTTCAGCTTTGTTTAATAATCAAAATGTTTTTGATGGCTTCTTTCAATACGAAGATACTTTAAAAAATTCTAGATTTAATACGGTAGAAGTGCAGTTCGTGGATAAAGATAATGATTACAGAATAAAAACGGAAATTGTTGAAGACGAAGAGGGTATAAGAAAAAATGGAATAATAAGAAAAACATTCAATGCAAGAGGGACAACTTCCAGAAGTCAAGCTAGAAGACTTGGCAGATATCTTCTTTATACAAACAAAAATGAAACAGAAATAGTTAAATTTAAAACCGATCCCCAAGCATTGCTTTTAAATATTGGGGATATATTTAAGGTTGAAGATGAAATTAAAAATTTTGAAGTAACAGCTTCTAGGGTTGTTGGTTCGAATAATAGTCAAGAAACAATTACAGTAGAAAAAACATTTAACACTGGAATTATTTTAACTGGTGTTGAAAACCCGATAAGTGTTTATTTACCAACTGGTCAAACAACTAAAAAAGATCTTTACAATACAATATCAACTGGTGGAAAAATTACAGAAACTGAATTAGATAAATATAATAAAACTTCTATTAAAGAATTTGTAATTACTGGAATGACAGAAGAAACAGATGGTATAAAATTAAATTTAGAAACATCATTATTTAAAAATGGATACACATCTCTTAGAATCAGTGGTATAAATACTGATGGAGGCCCACCTAATAGAACGAGGTTTCACCTTTTTGAAGAAAATTCAATTGATGGACAAGATGCTTGGAACTTTTTTGAAATTAAATTTATGGCAAAAGGAGATGTACCTTATCCTAGAAACCCAATTGGCCCTAATACAGATTTAGAAAGTCCGCTAACAAATGGTGCATTTGGCCTTGGAATTACAGGTGCTACAGGATCAATAGATTCCTTTAATATTAGTAATATTGGTAGTTATGTAAGAAGGTTTGAAGGTTTTGCACTTGCAGGAAGTGGCACTGGTTTTGCGCTTTTAGAACAAGGTGACGGAACTTTTATTGGCGCTATTCAAGGAAATCCAGAACTTCAAGCACACTCTGCTTACAAAAATAAATACAACGGGGGTATAGCGCAAAATACATTGTTTGATTTTGCTAATCAAATTGACGATTCAGAAGTATTTGATTTTCAAAATGGATTTAATCAATTTAATTTTTACGACGATAGTAATTCTAATATAACAAAAACAGAAATAACTGGAATATATTTCTTCCCAGGTTTTTTTCACGGTTATATTGAGGGCTTTGTGAATGGTCTTTTTGATTTTCTGACAGGTGGACCAGTTCCATCTGGTATACATAGGGCTAAAACTACACAATTTATCTTAAGTGACACAACTGGATTTGACTCTGAAAATGTAAAAGTTGGTGCCGAATTTGTAATAGATGAAGATTCGTATACTGGTAGGGCAAAATTAGTAATGGATTGGACATCAGCAACACATGGAAGCACTGGCTACCAAGATAGAACTGGAGAAGATGGAAATTTGACTGGTTTAATACCATTACCAATAGGAAAAAGAGCTATACTAAGAAAAGACACAAGTATTGATTATGAGGATTTAAATTATGGGGTATTTGAAGATTATAACAACGCAAATTTAGATAAAATAGAATCTGGATCTTACGCTTCTTTTAGATTAAAAAATACACAACCCCAATTGTATAAAACCATGGCAATTGATCATGAAGAGAATAATTTATATTCCGTAATGGGGGTTTTTCATGATACTGGAAAATTTGAAGCCATAGAAACACAAGATTTCGACTTTAAATATCAATTTACTGGTTATAATATAGGTATACCAGAAAGCGCTGTAAATAAAATAACAGAACCATCTGGTTTTACTACAACCTCGGAATATTTAGAAAGTGAAAACATAATTAATTTTAAAATTTCTGGAGATCCACAAGGAAATGAAGATGCGTATTTAATAAGCGTAGTGTATCCAAACGGAAGAAGAAATCAAAAACGAGTTTTAAAAGGAACTGAAATAGAAAATAATTTTATAGTCACCAGCGGGTTTATAACAGAATTAGATTCATATGGTAATTATAAATTAACTGTCCAATCTGAAAGAAGATGATAACAAATTTTGTTAAAGTAATTCCCCCAAATACAAAGCATAATGTAAAAATAGGAACTATTCTATCGCCAAATTGTTTGGAAATATATCAATCTGACTTAAAAAAAATAAAAATTAAAAGAGATAAGAGAAATTGGTTTAAATTTACTTTATTTGACTTGGGTACATATAAATATTTTAAAGAAATGTCTTTTCCTAATTTTTATGCAGTTATAGATTTACTTGATGAAAATAAAAAAATAATTAAAAAAGAATTTAAAAAAACAGATGATATGTTAATTTGCGTGAAAGACAAACACGTCAGTAAATATATAAAGGAAAATTTTTTTTTAAATTTAAAAATAATTAAAAACGCAAGAATTTTAGACGAAGCTGAGGTAGAGTTTGTAAAAGAGTGTAAATTATAAGATGAAACGTAGATTCAGAGGTATTAAGGGAAGAGCGACTTTGACGCCACCAGCACAAGGAACGCCCGCATTACAATCCTCTGCCTCTATGGCTATTATAGATATGTTGGGCGAAGGCCCAATAGACGGATTAGTTAAGCAAAATGGTAAAAGAGCAGAAGGTATTAATTTACTAGAAGGGGTATTTTTAGATGACACAAGGGTAAAAGAACCAGATGATCTAGCGCCTATATCTGGAGAAAGTTTAACTGGGTTAAAGTTTAATTCAGTCCAATTAATTGATAGATTAACAACTGGATCCATGAACGAAGCTTTAGACAATATTAAAAATAATTTGGCATTACATTCTGGCTTAAATGAAAATAACGAGTATTTGCACTTTTTGAGAACAGGTGAGCTAGAATCAGAAAGACAAGATATATTAGATTTTATAGAAGAAAATAGTGGATATTTGGGACAATTTGGATTGATTCAATTTAATATAGATGAAGCTTTTGGAACTGGTCTTTTTGCAAGAACAAAATCCGCTAATTTTGATAATTTTTCAGTAAGGTCTTATAATGTTACTAGATTTGAACCGGATATTTATTTTAACGAGACTGAAGAAAAAAGAGTAATATTAACAGACTCAGACGATAGTGTGGAAGTTCCAGCTTCTCTTTTTTATCATTATCCTTTGTTCAATAATGATTTGCCAGGTGGGTACGCAAGTGCTAATAATAAAACTGAAATATTTGGTGGCGCATTTAAATTTAGAACATCTGGACTAGCTGGAGGAGGTATTGCTTTCTTCTACATAGGTAATGCCATAGCTACTGGAGATGCTGGGGTTTTTGATACTGGTAAGTTTTTTGTAGCTACAAACGATGCAGATATAACTGGAGTAATTGGAAGTGGTCAAGATGGCGGATATGATGTTTTTGTTTATGATAATTCAAGTCAACTTTTAAGCTTAGATAATGTATCAAGAAAACAAGTGTATCCAGAAATTGGAGAAATAGATGGAACTGATTTTAATATTGGCATTATTAGTGATTTAAATTCGCAATATAATTATACAAATTTTGCTTTTGATTTTAGAAAAGGTTATGAATTTCAACCTTTTATGGAAGGATATCAAGAAGCGGCTCAAGATTTTGACGTTAAAAAAATGTTATTGGGGCCATTAGCAACTGAAAGAGATGACGCTGCGCAAGGAGAAGGACAAGGTTATAAAGACATTAGGGGTGGTGGAGATTTTTCTAGTTGGAGACAAAATTTACCATTAGATCATGAACCTTATCCTTATACCCACAGAATAAAAAGAATAGATGTTAAAAAATGTTATCCGACAATTGCTATAGAGCAGTTATTTGATACGATTGCGACCGGAGATGATGCTGGCGAACAGAAATCTGCGACAGTTGCTTTTGCTATAGATTTAAATTTTGATGGCAAGGCTGGTCATACAGGAGAAAATGCGTTTGGTCAAAATAGTACAGATCATACTGGACTCAATGAATTAACTCTTAATGGAAACAGTTTAAGGGATGTAGTTCTAGGAAGAAAAGGAAAAAGTATAAAAAAAACAGTACAAGGAATAGCTACAACAATATATCTAAAAACATTTTCTGATATACCAGATTTACCCAAAAATAGCGAATTAAAAGATTTGAGATATACGCCAGATGATATTACAGATTTAACTCAAGAGATATTGGATAGAGATGGATCGCTTTCTGGAGAATTAATTTTTCCAGATGATTCATGGAAAGAAGTCGAAAGAACTTTAACGGTTACAAAATTAAGTTATGAAACTGATTCTACTTTGATAGCTAGAGAGATTAGTTTATCTTATGTAACCGAAATTGTTGGTGAAGATTTTAGTTATCCATTTGCAAATTTAGCCGCATCTACATTTGACGCAAGAACATTTGCTAGACAACCAACTAGAGCTTTTGA